TAGCCGATCTTTCTGGTTATTCTAATTACCGACGCGTTACGTTGGCTTCGCTGACGCAAACGCCGTTGGTAGTGATTAACAAGTTTAGCGACGAAACAGCATTTCGATATAGTTCGACGTTGTCACAACCCCAAGCGGCGAATCAAGATAATCCAAACAGTGGATTTAATTTGGCGTTCAGTTGGGGTGTTATATTGATTGCGACTGAAGGTTGCAATTCAACAAACCCACTGAACATTGAAATGATTGAGCATCACGAAGCAATTCCGAAACGGAATTCTACGTTGATGGGAACTCCTGCTGCACCTGCTAATAGCATTGTGCAACAGGGTACTTCCCATATGGCTGCTAACACTGGTTTTGCCTATGACGCTAGCGAGCAAAGCCAGTTTGTTAATCAAGCTCTAAACGTACTCTCAGAGGGGGCCGCTGCGGCTGGCGCAGGTATGCGTAGTCGAGCTATAGGAGTAATCCAAGGATTTGGAGAACGCGCTGTCAATGCTGCCGTAGGCATGGCATTGAGTTCAGCGATGGGATACTTACGCCCTGGATTGCCTGGTGTCAATAACTCTAACCGGTTGTTGACATAGATGTCGAAATGGCGACGCAAGGCGAAAAGCGGCCCCGTAGTTCGACGTTGTCTTCTCTTTCGAGTCTTTCTAGTCTAGAGAGCTATGAAACGAACGAAGCTCGTGCGCATGTGCCACTGCAGGTGCTGTATGCGCCTCCTGCTTCGTACCCTCCTAGAGGTATGAAGAAAGGGAAGACTTTGATTGAACGTCGGTTGAAGCATGCTAGAATGAGTCGTGAAGCGATTCTATCAGCTGCTGTACCTCTTCCTCCTCCATCCATCGATTTCGATGATTTATAAGTAACGTAGTTTACTGACCGAAAAATAGTCATTGTAGATGAAGAATTTAAAGGTCATGATGAACTGTAGTGTATTCATTTTTTACTCTGTATCTGATTCAGTCTCCTGAATTTCCATGAGAGTCGTTTCTAAGTTGAAAATGCGCGTGTAACACGTCTTGCATTTGCGTTAGAGCGTTCTCAAGTCTTGTCACGCGTACCTCCAATTCCAATTCGAGTTGCGTATTCTTCGCTCTCATGTATGAGAGTTCCTTGTGCAGGTGATCGAAGTGCACGCGGTATGCGTCATTTTCGGTTCTCACCCAGTTGTCCATAACTTGGGCGACGCGAGCGAGCTTTAACTGGTCTAGCTCGCGTTCTTGCACCCGCTTGCAGATGGTTCGGCGCAATGACTGCAATGCAGCATCGATCTCTTTGCGCTCTGCCTTCGTCCAGACCATGGTAAAATTGAAAATGACATGGTCTGGTTGTTGCTTTATATTTTAAGTACGAATGACGTGGCGTCTTGTCCACCGTTCATTCACTTAAGTTCGATGACGTCATAGATGACGTCATGAAGTTCAACCCTAACCCTAACCGGTTAATGACGTCATTGAACCGGTCCTATGACGTCATAACCTAATCCTAACCGGTTTAACCCTAACCCTAACCGGTTAACCCTCCCCAATCCCCACACCTATCTTTTAGCCGATCGCCCCGAGCGCGGCAGCGCGAAGGGCGCGATCTCCCGAGAGCTTAGCAAATCCGCCCGGCGTAGCAGGCGGATTTGCGTGCGCGAGCGATACGGAAAGAAAATCTGCGTGCGAAGCCGCAGATTTTCGGATGATTAAAAATCTTTAGTCATGTTATAAAGCCAACCTCTCTGCTGAACAGTTTCTAGGTCATCTGGAAACGTTAACTGCGTGAATCGACGTAAAAGCGGTTCACGATCTTGTTCGTTTGGAAAACACTCTTGAATTGTGTAATTGGACAAGACTATGAGCTTCTTGGGCCGAATCTTGGTTAAAGTACCGCCTTTGATCTGGGCAGAAAACGGATATCTGTCAGCCCATATTTTGAGATTGGATCCGGAAATCTCATTTTTTGGACTCCATTCTTCAATGATGACAGTATCTTCGTACTCGTAACCATCCCACCATTTGTTTAGTTGTTTTTGGAAATGGTCGGGATAGAGTTCCCATGCCGTTTTCGATTTACCTGTTCCTGTTTTGCCGACCCACCATTCGTTCTCGAGAGAGGCGAGAATGGTAGAAGTAGGCTTCGCCAGAGATCGCAGAGTTGCGTATCTGTGCAGGTAAATCTTAGGGTGGTGGGTTTTGATCCAATCAAAATCAGCAGCTTCTGCTTTGGCAATAATGTTTTGAAAAGCTTCATTCGCTGCTGATGTATCTTTTGGTTTAGGCGGTACCCCGGTTTCTGTGAAAAGTCCATCCTTTTTACAGTAATCGATAGCTTGCTGGGGTGTTCCCTTGCGCACTTCAAGAAAAGCGCGCGGTATAAGACGAGCTACAGCTCGTCTGTCGCGTGGATTTTTGAAGTGGATGTACCCCTGTAAGTGTCGAGTACCGGTGATGCCGACTTCTTTTCCCCAAATGCAATACGACGAGTCGATTGTTTGGAGGTTCTCAATGTCGGCGTCGGTATAGTTGTTGATCGTGAATACCCAGCCTCGCGCGCGTATTCGCAGATCTGGCATTCACAAGTTTTTCGATTGTGAGGTCGTTTGCAGCAGCACCGCAACATTTGTTGTGGCTTCATCACGGGGGGTCGCCGGAGGCGGGAAGCGCAGCTTCATTATTACCCCCGTGATGTGTGCTGTGCCACTATACATTAACCAAGTATAAAAGATCGCGGCACACATCGGTTGAGTGATGGTCATCCCGCAACTGATGTGTGCCATAAAACGTTTCCTGATTGGCTGTCATTTTAAAAAGCGACCAATGCCAGTCAGGTGTTATTATACGGGAAGACGTCGACGTAGTCGTCGTACTACTGTCCGACGACGTCGCGTCGGCTCGTACGTGCGTGCGCGCGTGTACTCGGTACGTCGGAGACCTCGTTATGTACCGCAGTTGGGATCAAGAGTAACTATGGCTGCACCGGCTTGCGAATGTAAAGCTAGTGAGCCTAGTGCCGGTGAAAAATTTGCGTTGGCGCAAATTATTCCATTTGATCCTAAAGTTGTTGGAGCTAAGATTCCGGATAGTGCGGTCGTACCGTCGATTCCGGTTACTGTCAATCAAACCCTTGGATTGACTATTAATCTTGCTGCTAACAACAGATGTTGGGCATTTTATCCCACGCTACGAGGATCTGTTGTATCTGCCACTGCAGGTGCACCAGATTGGACGTGGGGTGCTGATTTTGCAGGTTCTGCATCCTGGACGAAAAATACTGATTTTCAAAATCAGTTCGAACTTTTTCGACCAGTTGCTCATGCTCTCCGTTTGTCTTCTCCTGTTGCGCCCACTAGTGCAACAGGATTTGTTCATATTGCTGTTGCATTTGAACAACAAATTGGAGAGACCACATGGCCTTTCCCGACAACATTAGCCGATCTTTCTGGTTATTCTAATTACCGACGCGTTACGTTGGCTTCGCTGACGCAAACGCCGTTGGTAGTGATTAACAAGTTTAGCGACGAAACAGCATTTCGATATAGTTCGACGTT